AGCGGCGCGGGTACAGCCTCAGCCAAGTGGTTGACGGCGTGCCGGACGACGAGTTCCCCGGCCTGCGCCAGCGCGTCGAATCCTACTACGCTGGTAGGCCGCTGACCGTTGTGATGACGGAGACGATGTGGGGGACAAACATGGGGACGGCGGCGGCCTACCGGGCTAACGGCTTCTCGCGAGTGCAGATGATCGACGGCGGGGAGGACCCGGCCTGCGCGGCGCGCAACGGGGCGATCACGTCGATCTCGGGCGGTGAGGCGGCGACGAATGTGGAACACCCGCACGGGACGCTGACGCTGGTGCCGGTGACGACGTGAGGAGGAGATCGAGTGGATAAGAAGGTCTACAGGTCCACGGGGCTGGAGTTCAAACAGGAGGGCGACCAGGGGCTCGTGACGGCCGTCTTCGCGACGCTCAACGTGATCGACGAGGACGGGGATGTCACGATCCCCGGCGCGTTCGGCGAGCAGAGCGTCAAGCTGGCGGCCTGGGGCCACGGCTGGGACAAGTTGCCAGTCGGCCGGGGCTCCATCCACGAGGAGGGCGACAAGGCGATCTTCGACGGTCAGTTCTTCCTGGACACGGAGTCGGGCCGCGAGCACTTCACGACGATCAAACATCTGGCCGAGCTGCAGGAATGGAGCTACGGCTTCAAGATTCTGGAGAGGGCGGAGGGCGAGCACGAGGGCCGCCCGGTGCGCTTCCTGAAGCGGATGAAGGTGTGGGAGGTATCGCCCGTGATGGTCGGCGCCGGCGTTGACACGATGACGGTTGACATCAAGGCCGGCAAGGTGGCGGTAGGCGTCCATGCGACCGAGATGGCGCCGGAGGATAGCGCCTGGAGCCGCCCCAAGCTGAGCGACTTCACGGACCAGCCGTGGGAGGAGCTGTCGGCGGCGGAGAAGCGCCGGATCGCCAAGCACTACGCCTGGGCGGCGGCGATGCCGCCGGAGCGGTTCGAGGACATGAAGCTGCCGCACCACCGGCCGGAGGACGGCGCGGTCGTGTGGCGTGGGTGCGTCGGCGCCGCTGGCCGGATGATGGGGGCCGATATCCCGGAAGGGGACATGCCGGGCGTGCGGCGCCATCTGGCAGCACATTACAAGCAGTTCGACCGGGAGCCGCCGTGGGAGAACACGCGGGGCTGGACCTATCTGGACCACGCTGAGCACGTGCTTGCCGACGTGCAGGCGTTCGTCCAGCGCTCGGGGTCGCTTGCTGGCCACCGGGCGAAGGAGGGCCGGGCCCTATCGGCGGGCAACCGTTCCCGCCTGGAGGAGGTCGCGAAGGCGGCCGCCGCCTTGCGGGAGGAGATCGAGGAGCTGCTCAAGAGCAGCGAGCCGGAGAGCGAAAAGGCTCTCCGGCTGTTCGTAGAGTTCCAGGCCATCGTCGCAGGCGTGAGCCGCGCCGGTGCGCCCGGCAAGTAGAGGAGGAAGGCGAAAGTGGACGAACTGAAGAAACTCCGCGAGGAGATCGCGGCGAAGCAGGCCGAGCTGGGCGCCATCTTCAAGGAGGCCGCCGACAACGGCCAGATCAACCTTGCGAAGGTGACCAGCATCAGCGGCACCAACGAGGAGAAGGCTGCCGAGATCAAGCGGCGGAACGACGAGCTGGCGGCGCTTCAGGAGAAGGCCGAGGAGATGGAGGCCGTCGTCAAGGTCCAAGGCGACTCTGAGGCGCGCGACAAGTGGCTCAAGGAGCCGCAGAACCGGCCAGGCCAGCCGGGCGGTGAGGGCAAGGGCGCGGCGGCGACGCCGAGGAAGACGCTCGGCCAGTACGTCGTCGAGTCTGACGAGTTCAAGGCGACGCTGGGGCACTCGCGGAAGTCCCTCAGCGTCGACTACAAGGATATCGAGAACCCCATCGCGCTTCTGAAGACGCTGTTCCTGACGACGGACGGCTTCCCGCCGGAGTCGGTCCGCACGGGGCGGATCGTCGAGGCGGCGCTGCTGGGGCCGCAGGTCCTGGACATCATCCCGTCCGTGCCGACGACCCAGGCGGCCGTCGTGTTCATGCGGGAGACAGTGACGACGGAGGCGGCTGCGGAGCGCGCTGAGGGCGCGCTCTACGCCGAGGCGGACATCTCCTACGCCGAGGACTCCAGCACGGTGCGGAGCATCGGCGTGTCGCTGCCCATCACCGACGAGCAGCTTGAGGACGTGCCGGGCGTCGCAGGCCTGATCGATGGCCGCCTTTCGCTCTTCCTGCGGCGGCGGCTGGACCTCCAGGTTCTGGTGGGGGACGGCACGGCGCCGAACCTGTCCGGCATCCTGGACGTGTCCGGCATCCAGACGCAGGCGAAGGGCGCCGACCCGGCGTTCGACGCCATCCACAAGGCGGTCACCAAGGTGGCGGTCACGGGGGCGGCCAACCCCAGCAACATCGTGCTGCACCCGAACGACTGGCAGGACATCCGCCTGACCAGGACGACCGACGGCATCTACATCCTCGGCAACCCCTCAGACCCGGGCATCATGAGGCTCTGGGGCCTGCCGGTCACGTCCAGCGACCGCATCACCGAGAACACCGGCCTGGTGGGCGACTTCGCGACGCACTGCGAGCTGCGGCCGCGCCGGGGCATCGAGGTGGAGGTTGGTTTCGTCGCCGATCAGTTCAAGGAAGGCGAGAAGACGATCCGCGCCGGCCTGCGGACCGCGTTCGTGGTCTACCGCGCGGCGGCGTTCTGCTCCGTCACGGGCATCTAACAACCGCCTGACCTGATCTCGCAAAAAGGGGGCGACCCGCAGGGGGTTGCCCCCCCCCGGCATCAGGGGGCAAGGAGGAAGGGAAACGGATATGAACAAGGCGATGAAGGCTCTCGGCCTGGGCGCGCTCCTCTGGTTCATCCTGGCACTGGCGCGCGCTGCCATCATCGAGGGCGGCGTGGTGCTACCGGGCTCCCGGCAGAACGTCATGGCCGACACCATCGGGGCATCGGCCCTGGGCGTGGCGGCGATCCTGGCGGCGGTGACGGATACCGGCGCGCAGCAAGTGATCACGACGGGCATCAGCTCGCTGGACCGGCCGCGGCGCATCACGGCGACGGCCGGGGGCACAGCGGCGGATATTAAGGCGATCACGGTGACCATCGTCGGCCTTGGTGCGAAGGGTGAAGCAGTGACAGAAGTCCTTCCCGCGTTCACGGTGAACACCGCCGGCACGGTGACGGGCGTCCAGGTCTTCTCGACGGTGACGTCCGTGACGATACCGGCGCACGACGGCACCGGCGCCACGACATCCATCGGGGCGGCGGGGGCGCCGGCCGTAGCGGCCACCGCTGGCATCCTGGCGGCGGTGACGGACACGGGCGTTCAGCAGGTCATCACGACCGGGCTGAACACGCCCGAGGTGCCGCGCAACATCACGGCGACAGCGGGCGGGACTGCGGCCGATATCAAGGCGATTCAGGTCATCATCGCGGGGACGAACGCCGAAGACCAGGCGATCACGGAGACGCTACCCGCGTTCACGGTGAACACTGCGGGCACCGTAGCCGGGGCGAAGGCGTTCAAGACGGTGACGTCGGTCACGATCCCCGCCCACGACGGCACCGGTGCGACCACGGCCATCGGCTTCGGCGACGTGGTGGGCATCGGCCACCGCCTGGCCCGGAACACGGTCAGAGCGGCCTTCTTGGACAACGTGCTCGAAGGGACGGCGCCGACCGTCGCGTTCAACGCCACGACCCTTGAGAGCAACACGGCTGATCTCAACTCGGCCCTGAACAGCGTGCCGGTCGTGCTCGAACTGCTCCAGACGTAAAAGGCGGGAGGACGGTATGCCGGTAACGACTGACAACTTCGAGACGGTGGCCCCGGCGGGGCTGGCGAGCACCAACTCGCTGGTGGCGCTGGCGGCCATCGATACCGGGCCGTGGAAGTCGCTGGCCTACACGATCAAGGTCATCACCGCCTCGGTGGACTGGACGGTCTTCGGGGCAAATGCGGCCGATTACAGCGATGAGCAGATAGTGCAGGCGGAGGCGGCTGTGGCGGCTGCAGGGAAGAGCTTCTACGCGGTGGCCCAGGCCCCGTACCGCTACTACCGCGTGAAGATCAAGTCGACCGTGGCGGACACGCCCGGCACCGCCACCGTGGTCGGGATCGCGAAGGCCGGCTAAAGCAGGAGGTTCGGAAACATGGCGATGAAGATCAGCTATATCAACCAGGAGGCGCCGTCGCCGAAGGTGAAGGTGGACGCGCGGCTCTACAGGACGGCCGATGGCACGCGGCTTGTGCCGGAAGGGCACCCCGACGCGGCCTTCCTCTACTGCACGCCGGGGCATGAGCTATCGCGGGAGGAGTTCGAGCACTTCGAACTCGACCCGAGCCTGGAGCCGGAGGTGGAGGCTGCGCCCGAGGAGATCGAGCGGGGGGAGCCCGAGGGCTCCGCCGAAGGGGAGGTTTCTGACGCCGAGGCCACGGCGGAGCCCGAAGGTGGCGAGCAGCCAGAGGGCGAGTCGGACAGCGGCGCGGAGGAGAAGGCGGTAGAGGGGCCGCCGGAGGACAAGGCCGTCCGCAAGCGGCGCACCAAGAGAGCGAAGGGCTAGTCCGTAGATGGCCGTCGCAGACGCGTACGCTTCCGCACCCGAGTTCCGCGAGCGGACAGTCAAGGGTGACACGGGCGATGACGCGACGATCCTCGACCTACTCAAGGCCGTCTCGCGCCTCATCGACCGTGAGTGCGAGCGCTTCTTCGGGATCGACGCAGCGGTCGTCGTGCGGCTGTACGAGGGCAACGGCCTGACGCGGCTATACATAGACGATGTGGCGACGGTGACGGGGCTGATCGTCAAAGCCGACCTGGACGACGACTACGCCTTCACCGGTGCGACGGAGACGCTGACGAAGGACACGCACTACTGGATCGGGCCAGCCAACGCCGCCCTGGGGCCGGAGGCGTCGCCCTACCGCTTCCTGGACATCGTGCCAGCCAACAGCGTGCTGAATGTCTGGCCGGACGGGCAACGGAAGGTGCAGGTCACGGCGAAGTTCGGCTGGCCGAGCGTGCCACCGGCGATCAAGGAAGCGACGATCCTTGTCACGAGGGAGCTGCGGGACCTGGAGGGGTCCGGCTTCACGCTGAGCCTCCAGAACATCGACGCCGGCATCAACCTTTCGCCGGTCGCGTTCAGCATCATCCAGCGAATCAAGGCCGAATACGGACGCAGGAGGCTGTTCGTCTGATGGCGGGGCGGGGCGTGTCGGTCACGGTGATCGGCGGGGAGGCGATAGCGGCGCAGCTCCGGCAGGTGCCGGAGTCTGTGCGGCCGCTGTTCGAGGAGGCGGCGAAGTTCGGCCGGGAGGAGATGGCGAAGCGGGCGAAGCCCCACGCCGCAGACAAAGGGACGCTGGCCGAGGCCGTGACCTACGAGCTGAGCGGTGGCGGCGTGGCGCTCCATGCCCGCGTGGGCATCATCGGGCGGGGCCACGGCATGCGGTCATCGCTGGGCGGCCTGGCGCCGACGGTGAACTACGGCCGACGGCCGGGCAAGCCGCCATCGATCAACAGGATAAAGGCCTGGCTGAAGTCGCACGGCTTCCAGGCCAACCCAAGGGCCGTTCAGATGGCGATTGCCGCACGAGGCACGAAGGGCGTGTTCTTCCTGGAAGGGGCCTCGGAGGCGCTGCTGAAGAAGCTGCCGGAGCTGATGCGGAAGGTGGAGCGCGAGATCGAGAGTAAGTGGGGAAGACGGGCGGCGTAGATGGCTTACGAAGACGCGCGGGCCCGCATAGCGACGGTGCTGGCGGCCGTGAGGATCACGGAGCCGGACCGCTTGGCGATCAAGAAGGTCTACGAGGACCCGCCAGCGACGGTGGGGGACGTGCCCTGCTTCATCCTCTACGGCTCCACCGGCGATGTGGACTGGTTTGTTGGCGGGGCGGCGACCGAGGAGAGGCACACGGAGCGCTGCCGGCTGCTGGTGTACGACTCAGACCTGGACCGGGCGGCCAGGCTGGTGCGGGCGTTCCGGGCGGCGACGATAGCGGCGTTCAAGACGGAGTCCGGCCTCGGCGGCCACGGCGTGATCTCATCGTTCCGCTGGGAGCAGCCGAGCGGGTTCGTCTATGGGGGCAAGGACTTCACCGGGCAGGACTTCCTGATCGGCTTTGAAGTAGTGGCCCCGTAAGAGGAGTTTGTGATGGCGAGAGCGAAGAGTGGAATGGCTCCCAGGCGACGATATCGGGTACTGACCGGCATCTCGTACCCGACGGACACGGAGATCGTGCGGCGCATCCAGGCGGGCGAGAGCATCCCCTACGAGGAGCGAGGGCTGAAGGAGGTGCGAGCGGGGCGGGTCGTGAAGGACATCCCGGCCGTTAGCGTGCCCTGGCTGCTGGAGCAGGGGCTGATCGAGGAGGTGGTGGCAGATGACGCGCAAGGGTAGTCCCGACGTCGGCTTCGCGCTGTTCGACGGCCGGAGCATCCTCAGCACGCTGACGGAGGTGGACAGCGGCAGGGAGGTGGTCCTCGAAGACAACACGACCCTCGGTGACAGCGACGAGGCATGGGCCCCGGTGGGCCTCAAGCGCGGCACGCTGAGCCAGCGCGGCTTCTTCGACGACGCCGCCAACTCGGTGCACGATCACCTGGTGGCGCTGGCGCAGAGGACGGCGGCAATCGCCCTGGAGGGCAACACGATTGGCAAGAAGTTCATCGGCTGGGCCGGGGCGATCACCACGAAGTACCGCCGGATCGCCAGCAAGGGGACGCTGCACAAGGCGGAGGCGGACTACCAGGTGACGGGGCCGGTCGAGGAAGGCATCATCCTGCACGCCCACACGCAGGAGACGGCGGCCGGCAACACCGAGGGCGCCAGCTCCGTGGACAACCTCGCGTCGAGCGCAAACGGCGGCGCCGGTTACGCCGAGGTCTCCCAGCTCACGCTCGGCGGCTACACGAACGTCGCGCTGAAGATCCGGCACTCCGCGGACGATATCACATACGCGGACCTGATCGCGTTCACGGTGGTTACTGCGGCACCGACGGGGGAGCGGAAGACGGTGGCGGGAACTGTCAACCGTCATCTCGCTTCGTCCTGGGCCTACGGCGGCGCGGGAGCGGGCCAATCGGTAACGTTCGTCGTTGGGTTCGCGCGCGGATAAGCCTACACGGTAACGGGTAGAAACGAGCCCCCTGGCCAGACGGTCGGGGGGCTCGGCATTTCAGGAGGAGGTAAGAAGAAGTGGCGAGAATTGGCTGGGATGTGCTCGCGGTCTCGCTGGACGACTCCGGCGGCACGCCGACGGATATCAGCGCGTACGTCACCGAGATCGACGGCCTGGAGCGTGAGGTCGTCACCCAGGACGTGACGGCGGCGGGGGGCGACGATGAGGCGCACGCGCCCGTCGGCTTGAAGCGGGCCGGGCAGGTCACGCTGCGGGGGCCGTACGACGACACCGCGACCAGCCTGAACGGCATCGCGCAGGCCCTGGTCGGGCTGGCCACCAGCAGCACGCTGCTGATCACCTGGAAGTCCGGCAAGACGAGCAGCGTAGAGACGTTCCTGACGCGCTACGGGCGGAAGCCCAGCAAGGGTGCCCTCCACATGGTGGAGGTGGTCCTGCAGACGACCGGAGCCGTGACGGAGGTCTAGCCGGAGGAGTTTGCGCGATGGAACTCCATCGCTTGCCGGAAGAGCGTCAGCCACTTCTGGGCCGACTCTTCAAAGGTGGGCTCGCTGATGTTCGGTAGGCAGGCGACCAGAACTTCGTCCGTCAGATCAGCGTCGAGCCTATGCAGCGTGACGCCGAGAGCGACGCCGCAACCGATGAGAGCAAACGGCTCCTGGTGGGGCGACTTCTCGGCCAGCAGCTTTATCAGGCTGGCCACGAGCACCTTGAGGTCATCGATGACGGCCTGTTCCATGCGCTCAGGATAGCACAGGAGGCTTTATGACGGCGGCGAAGCACCCGAAGATGCCGGTCAAGACGGTGACGGCCGGGCTGGACGATGAAGGCTACCCCGGTTTCGACGTCGACGTGCGCACGAACGCGCCCCCGCGGCTGATCAAGCGCTACTTCAGGCTGAACAAGAAGTCGCCGGAGAGTGAGGCGGAGGAGATACTGCTGCAGCTCTTCCCGGATTGGCGGCTGTACGACGACGAGGGCAAGCGCATCCCCCACAGCGCGGCGGGGTTCGAGTCCATCCCCGGCGACCTGGTGGCGGCGATGCTCAGGGTGCGAACGCGGGTGATCCAGGAGGGGGCCATGCCAGCCCCTTTAGGGGGCGGCTCATCGACGAAGGGATCGCCCGATACCATTGCTTCCCCGACGCCGACGGGGGAGCCGGTGGAGGGATAGGGTACACGCTCTGGGCGGTCAGGCGGTGTGCCAAGGCGTACAACGTGCCGCCGTGGACGCTGATGGACGTGCCCGAAGACGAGCTGGCGGAAGAAGCCGAGATGCTTGAGGTGGAGGACGAGATCGTGAAGCAGATCAGGGAAAGCGCGCGGGAGTAGAAGGATGCCGGCGGTATTGGAGATCATCCTCCGGGGGCGCGACGAGATGTCGGGCCCCTTGGGCAAGGCGCAGGTGAGCCTGGGCTCGATGGTCAAGACGGGGGCGGCCGCTGCGTTGGGCTTCGGCGGCATGGCGGGGGCGATGCTGGGCGCCAAGCAAGTCATCGTCAACTCCATCGGCGCCGCCGCTGCCTACGAGGCGCAGATGGCCCAGATACGCGCCCTGACGGGAGCCACGAGCGAGGATACGGACCTCCTGAAGGGCTCGATCAGGGAGATGCAGAAGAGCCTGCCCAAGTCCTCGAAGGAGCTCGGGGCCGGCGCCTACTTCATCCTGTCCTCCGGCATCACGGACGCCAGCGACGCCGCCGACGTGCTGGAGATCGCGGCTAAGGCCTCCACCGTTGGCCTGGGCGAGACGGCCGTCGTCGCCGACGCCCTGACGACGGTCCTCAACGCCTACCAGATGGAGGCCGGGCAGGCCGGGCGCGTGACCGACGTCCTTATGCAGGCGGTCAAGGACGGCAAGGCGGAGGCGGACGCCTTCAGCGGCGTCCTGGGGCGCGTCGTGCCCATCGCCGCGCAGATGGGCATCTCCTTTGAGGAGGTCGCCGCCAACATGGCCACCTTCACCCGCCTGGGCGTCTCTGCGGAGGAGGCGGCCACCGGCCTGCGCGGCGTGATGACGCAGCTCCTGAAGCCCACGGAGGAGGCGAAGGCGCTCCTGGCGGGCGTGGGCCTGTCGATGCAGGAAGTCCGTGACCAGGTGCGTGAGAAGGGGCTGCTGTCGGTGCTCGACATGTTGATGACGAAGTTCAAGGGGAACGAGGAGGCGATCTCCACGCTGTTCCCCGACGTGCGCGGCCTGACGAACGTGCTGGCCACAGCGGGCGTCCAGGGTGAGGCCTACACGGAGATCCTGGGCAACATGGACACCGCCACGGGCAACCTGGATCGCGGCTTCGAGGAGGTCTCCAAGACGACCCAGTTCAAGATGAAGATGGCGATGAACGACCTGAACGTGCAGCTTGAGGAGCTGGGGGCGCTGACGCTGCCGCTGGTGGCGAGCGCGGCGACCACGGCCTCGGACGCCATCGCGGCGTTCGCGGCGGTGGCGCGGGCAGCGCGGGGCGACTTCAGCGGCTTCAACGCCGACGTGCGTCACTTCGGCGACGAACTGCTCAACCTCGGATTGAAGATGACGATGCTGGGCGGCCCGGCCAGGACGGGAAAGGACGCCATCATGGAGCTGGCGTCCGGCGACGTGCGGGGGGCTATCCGTCAGCTCGACGACGAGTTCGGCGTGCTGGGCGGCGTCGCCAAATCGGTACTCGGTGGCGGCGGAGACGTAGAGCTTTCGCTGGAGGCGTCCAAGAAGAACATAGCGCTCTGGGCGAAGTCTACGTCGGATAGCTGGGATCAGAGTGCCCACGTGGCCGTGGAGGGGCTGGGCGATGTCGGCGATGAGCTGGGCAAGACGAGCGAACTGTTCAAGGACTTCACCGATGGCATCCAGGAGGGCCTGAGCGACGTGCTGCCGGCGGTGGACGAGAGCTTCGGCGAGTGGCAGCAGCGGTTGTTCGACCTGGGGCAGGACTACTCCGCGATGGAGGGGAACCTGCAGACGATCATGGACGCCCTGGTCGATCAGCACGTGCGCGGCGTCGACGACATCATGCTTGTCGTGCGGACGCAGGGGCCGGAGTTCGCCGCCGACTTCGCGCAGTGGTTCCGGGATGAGCCCATCGCGGCGGCGGAGACGCTGCAGCAGGTGATGCCCGCCATCATGCGGGAGGCCGCGACGGAGGCGATCAGCAACGTCGTGGCGGCCACGTCCAAGTTCAACGAGGAGTGGCAGAAGAACGTCATCAACGTCCTGAACGCGCTGCCGGAGGAGAAGCGCATCTCCATCATGGCCGATGTGGACCCGGAGCTCTGGGAGGTCATGGCGTGGGCTAACCGGTGGGGGCTATCCCCAGACCTCATCGGTTCGATAAGTGCCGCGCCCGGCTTCCAGCACGGCGGCTTCGTGCCGCCCGGCGTGGTGATGCCGGCGATCCTGCACGGCGGCAGCCGCGGCGAGGCCGTTATCCCGCTGGACCGCGTGCCGCGCGCCGGCGGCGGCGGAGGTGGTATCACCGTCGCGTTCAACGCGCCGGTCTACGGCCTCCTGGACTTCGAGCAGCGCGTGAAGCAGATCATCCGCGACGCCGCCCGCCAGGGTGGCTTTCGCGGCGTCCTGGTGACGCCCTAGATGACCCAGGCCACCTACGTGCTCGAAGTGGACTGGAACGGCGACGGCGACTTCGGCGACGCAAACGAGGACATCACGGCGGACATGATCGACTTCGAGAC